TGGAGAAGATAATAATCCACCCGTATATGGTAAAATATTTGTTTGCGTTAAGCCGAAAGATGCTAATAAATTAACTCAATTACAAAAAGCAAATTTACTATCAACTGTACTCACTAGCAAAAACGTAGTTTCTGTTACCCCTGAATTAGTAGATCCAGAATTTATCAATATTTCGTTAAATGTAAACGTATATTACAATCCAAGAGAAACTACCAAAACTGCTCCAGAAATTGCTTCTCTTGTAACACAAACTATATTTGGTTATGACGATAGTGACTTACAAAGATTTGATGGAGTATTCCGTTATTCTAAGCTATCTCGCTTAATCGATACCACAGAAGATTCTATTACAAACAATATTATGACTGTATTGTTACGTAGAAATATAGCACCACGTTATGGCGTATCGGCACAATATTTACTAAATCTAATTAACCCAATTGCATATTCTGAAATAGCTGGTGGTTCTATTGCTACTACTGGATTTTTTATTGAAGGTAGTGAAGACATTCATTATATTGATGATTTGAAAACAGACTTGCGTTTATTTAAATACGGAGCCAATGCTGAAAAAATTATTATAAATGAGCGAATTGGCACGATCGATCACGAAAAGGGTGTTCTAGATATTAGAAACTTAAACGTAGTTGCTCTAGCTGATATTGATTGGGAATGGACAGTTAAACCAAGATCGAATGACGTGGTTTCTGCATTAACACAAATTGCTAAAATTGCCAGAGATCATATGTACGTAACAGCAATTCCAGATAACTCATCTACTGGAGATTTACGTGCGGGTTACAATTATACATTCTCAGACTCATCAGCCACAGTTTTGGGTGATAAAGTTGCAAATGGTTAATAAGGAAATATACCGTGTTGGTTAAACCAAAATTATCGTCTTTAATTAAATCGCAACTCCCAGAGTTTGTAAGAGAAGACCACAAGACATTTGTAGCATTCCTTAAAGCGTATTACGATTACCTTGAAACCCAAACGCCAGATATAAAAAGTCTAAGAGATTTAGACACTACGCTTGAATCATTTATTGTTCATTTTAAAAATGAACTTGCACTAAACTTACCAAATCGTATTGAAACAGATCCTAGATTTTTATTACAACATATCAAGGATCAGTATCTTTCTAAAGGTTCTGAAGATTCATACAGATTACTTTTTAAATTACTTTTCAATAAACCAGTAACTATTGATTATCCATCAAAACAGATGCTGCGTGCATCTGATGGTAAGTGGAATCAAGACGTTTCATTGATGGTTAAAGTTACTTCAGGGCATCCAGATCAAATCGTTGGTCGCTTAGTTGATGTTGTAACCCCAAGTAAAGTTATTCGTATTCAAATTGATCGTCGTCAATACATTGAAGTTGAAATAGAACGTGTAACTAGAATATCTGAAGACATTTATGAATTTTATATTGATAGAAGATACTTTGGAGATATTAGTGTTGGCGATCGTTTACGCTATAAAACAGACACCATTTATTTCACTGGCGATATTTTAGCCACAACATCAAACCTTAAAGTATTAGTTCCTGGTCAAGGATTTAAGGTTGGACAACTTTACGGTATACGTAATGGACAGGGAACTGGTTCCATTATGAAAGTTACCAAGACTAGTAGTTCTGGTGGTATTATTGCTGCTGAATTTATTAAATTTGGTACTGGTTATACAACTGATTTTACATCAACAATATATGCTGATCTTGGTCAGTCTGCAACAGGTACAGGTGGCAGTTCTTTACAGATTATTGGTGGTAATGTTAATATTGTTGAATCCCTAGATGGATTTACTGAAGCTGGTACGATTAACATCGCTAACTATTGGTTAACGTATGGTGATGGAACGTATGCTGGTGAATTGTTGCGCGAGTTCGGCGACACTGGAACTGGTTCTGCTATTTCAAGTCCATTTGAACCAGCTGTTATTAAAATTACACTTGGTCCTCTTGCCAAGTATCCAGGATACTACTTAAACAATGATGGTTTCTTAGATGATGCTGTGTTTATTCAAGACAGTAGATTATATCAAGCATATTCATATGTTATTAAAATCGATGAACGTCTAGAAACTTATAAATCTTATGTTAAAACATTACTACACCCAGCAGGTATGGCTGTGTTTGGTGAATATGACATTCGTAATGAATTTGACATTGGTATTGAACTAGAAGCAATGATTAAAATTCTTGCTGTTACAGAGCAAGATGAAGTTTCTCTTAGCGATAGAATATCACAAATCTTCTTGACCAAAGGATTTGAACATAGCGTATCAACAGCAGGAGATTTCTTACCGTCCAAAGTATTGGCTAAATTATTGAGTGGTCATTTATTAAATAATAACATCACAGCGGACGTCAATTCAGTAGTACCGACAGATAATATTTCATCTAGAAATTTTGGTAAATCACTTAATAGTCATTTACTAAACAACGGCATAACACTAGACAATAATGCAGTATTAATGCTTTCTAGCATAACTGCCAGAGATTTCGGTAAGCGTCTTGATGATTTCCCTGTAATGGGAGATACTATTACTGCCAGAGATTTCGGTAAGCGTCTTGATGATATACCAGTAATTACTGATAATATGTTGCGTAGTATTACTAAATATATTGATCCCGCAATTTCTGGTGTAGATAGAGCTATACCGCAAGATAGTGGCGGATTTATTCTTAAAAACCCTTATGCCGAGGCAGGTTGGTTCTTAGAACAGTATGTCGGCACCCCAATCAATTTCTAAAGGAGATTCATATGAATTTAAACGAAGGTCTAAAAATGAAAGGTGAACTAACTATTGTTGTTCGCGATGAAAGCGGATTAGTTAAAAACTCCCTACATGTTCCAAACTTAGTTGTTACTGCTGGTAAGAACTTTATTGCGTCACGTATTGTTGGTACTGCATCTCCAATTATGTCACATATGGCTATTGGTACTGGCACTGCAACTCCAGCTGCTGGCGACACTACTTTAGGCACTGAAGCAGGTCGTGTAACTACTACAGGAACAGCTTCAACAAATCAAGTTACATTTACATCAACATTCCCAGCTGGTACTGGTACTGGTGCTATCACTGAAGCAGGTGTTTTCAATCAGGCTTCTCTAGGAACTATGTTATGCCGCACTACTTTCCCAGTTGTTAACAAAGCTGCTGGCGACTCTATCGCTATTACTTGGGTTGTTACTGTAAGCTAACCTTTCTATAAAGAGATAGTATGTCTTCTTCATCACTGTTAAAATCAGGATTACACAATTCAATTGCTGAGGGATTGTTTAGCGAGATTCAAAATCGTAGTGCTCGCTATTATTATTTCCTAGGAAAAACCTTAGAGTGGAATAATGAATTGCAACCACCATTTCCTATCGACTCATTTGATTATGAACTAAAAACTCGTAATGAAATTATTACGATGAAAGAGATAAAATCAACAGACGTTGCCTTTATCGTTGATCGTAGAGATTGGACTTCTGGTGAAGTGTATGATATGTATGATGATAAGTATAGCGATGAACTAGACAGTATCGATTTAATTTCTGGTGGTTTTGGTTTCGCTGATCCACCAACAGTTACTATTACAGGTGGTGGTGGAACTGGAGCGACTGCAGTTGCCACAATTGCTAATGGTGTTATTATTGATATAACATTGACAGCTGCAGGTCGAGGATATACTTCTACCCCAACAGTTACTATTACTGGTGGTGGTGGAGAAGGTGCCTCAGCAGCAGCTGTTTTACCTAGAGCATTTTCTGGCGTTCAAAGAATGGAAGATGCTAACTATTATGTACTAACTGATGAATTTAATGTATATAAATGTCTAGACAATAACAACAATGCCACTTCTACATTTAAACCAGTTGGTACTACAGTTGATCCTGTAACTATGCCAGATGGTTATATTTGGAAGTATATGTACTCAATACCTATTGCACTACGCAATAAGTTTTTTACAGACTCGTATATGCCAGTAGTTACTGCATTGCGTGGTCAGTTTTATTCAAATGGTAATATACAAAACGTGAGGATTGATAAGGCTGGTAAAGATTATACCTCTGCAAGTATTTCAGTTGTTGGCGATGGAAGCCGAGAAAGCGATCCGTTATTAATTACAGGATCTAATATTGTTAGTGGTGGCACTGGCTTCACTAGCGCAACAGTGAATATTGACCCACCATTTGCAGCCAACGTATGGACGGCAAACGTACAAGTTTTGCTCGGGCAGAAATTTTATCACGGTCTTAATGTTTATGAAGTAACTCTTCCAGGAACTTTTGCTACACCAGCACCTACTCATAAATCAGGTATTGTTTCCAATGGAACAGCTGCGTTGAGATATATTGGTACAACAGCAAAAGCTACAGCAACTGTTTCTGGTGGTGCAGTAACTGCAATCAATCTTATTGGTAGTTTGTATGAAGTTAATATGACTTCTGGTGGTTCTGGTTACACTTCAGCCCCAACTGTTACATATATCGGTGGTGGTGGGTCAGGAATCGTTTCTTCTGCAATTATGTCTGGAACATCAGTGCAGAGAGTTGTTGTTTTAGATTCTGGTGATAATTATACCAGTGTACCTACTGTACGATTCGGTACTGCTTGGGCAGCTACCACTGCCTA